GTTCCGGCTGGACTTCCTTGGCACAGCAAGTGTTGCTGCGCTGGCTTCAGGTCTTTGGCCTATCCGCCTCGTCGCACGTGACCGCGCCGGGGCTCGTCTCAGTGACGGCGACGGTGCCGTCGCAATGAGACGGACTTCACCATGAAACTCACAGACACCCAGCTGATCATCCTTAGCAAGGCCGCGCAGCGCGACGACCACGCTGTCGCGGCAATCGATAAACGCTCAGCCACGCGCGCCGCAGTCGAAGCGCTGCTCAAGGCTAAGCACCTCAAGTCCGTGCCCAAAATCGCCGGCACGACGTCGTGGCCTGGCAATGATGGCGATGCGGCTGCCAGTCTGGTCCTGACCGCAAAGGGCCTGAAAGCCATCGAGGGAAGCGACAACGAGGCTGTCCACACTGACCAGATCGAGACTTCATCGCCTCTCGCGAAAAGGAAGCGCGAAGCGGATGGAAAGAAGGCAGAAAAGCTGGCGCAGCCTGGCGTTCGCGAAACCTCAAAGCTCGCCAAGCTCGTCGCCCTCCTCAATCGCCCCAAGGGCGCCGGCCTTGATGAGATGTGCAGCGCCACTGGCTGGCAGGCACACTCTGTCCGCGGCGCGATCTCCGGCGCGCTCAAGAAGAAGCTCGGCCTCGCTGTCACTTCGGCGGTCGAAGGCGAGACTCGCGTCTACCGCATCGCCGCCTAGCGATGAGCCCGCTCATTGCGTTGTCGCGGCGCGCGCCGAAAGGCGCGCGCCGTGTGGAGCCTGAGGAGGTTCAGAATTTCCTCCGGCAACTGCCCGACATGAATGTTGAGGATTTGCGGGCTGTGTGGAGAGAACGGTTCGGCGATGCCGACCCGCCCATCCGCAGCGGCGATGTCCTTCGACGCCTGACCGCCTGGCGCATGCAGGCAGCAGTTTACGGTGGCTACACGCCTGAGACTGCCAAGGCCCTGACGAAGCTGATGTCGGATCATCAGGCGACTCGGCTGCTGGGTACGCCTTTGAAGCCAAAGCTCGGCACTGGGACCGTCCTGACCCGGGAATGGAAAGGCCGGCTGCATCACGTAACGGTCGAGGCGAAGGGCTTTGCCTATGAGGGGAGGGCGTATCGCTCTCTCAGCGAGATCGCCCGCCTGATTACAGGGACACGATGGTCCGGTCCCCGGCTGTTCGGGCTGGAGGGGCCATGAAGGCAACTCGATCCTTTCGCTGCGCCATCTACACGCGCAAGAGCACCGAGGAGGGCCTGGATCAGGCTTTCAACTCCCTCGACGCGCAGAGGGAGGCTTGCGAAGCCTATATCCGCAGCCAGATCGGCGAGGGCTGGCGGCCCATACCGACCGCTTATGACGACGGCGGCTACTCCGGCGGCAACATGGAGCGCCCTGGTTTGTTGGCGCTGTTGAAGGACATCGACAACGGCCTCGTCGACGTCGTGGTTGTCTACAAGGTAGATCGGTTGACGCGTTCGTTGGCGGATTTTGCGAAGATCGTCGAGCGGTTCGACAAGCGGGGCGTTTCCTTCGTCTCTGTTACGCAGGCCTTCAACACGACGACCTCGATGGGGCGTCTGACCCTCAACGTCCTCTTGTCCTTCGCCCAGTTCGAGAGGGAGGTCACCTCGGAGCGCATCCGCGACAAGATCGCTGCCTCGAAGAAGAAAGGTATGTGGATGGGCGGCATGCCGCCCTTTGGCTACGCGGTCCGGGAGAAGAAGATCTATCCTGACCCCCAGGAAGCACCGGTCGTCCGGCGCATTTTCCAGCGCTACCTCGATCTCGGCAGCGTCCTGCCACTGAAGTCTGAACTGGCGGCGGAGGGAATTCGATCCAAATCCCGGGTGTCCCGGCATGGGCGGACCTATGGTGGGGCGATCTTTGGGTGTGGCGCGCTTTACCACCTCCTGCAGAACCGCCTGTATGTCGGCGAGATCCGCCACAAGGATGAGCGCTACGAGGGCGAGCACGAAGCCATCGTGACGCTCGATCTGTTCGAGGCTGTCCAGGCCAAATTGCAGGAGCAGCAACGTCGATCAGGTGCGTCGCCAGCAGCCCAGCGCCGACATCCGCTGGCAGGGCTGATCTGGGACGAGACCGGGCGCCGGATGTCACCAACGCATGGGCAGAAGGAAGGTCGGCGGTATCGGTACTATGTCAGCCGCACGAACAGCTCCGACAAGGTGATCCGGATCTCAGCCGAGCCAACCGAAGCAGTCGTGTTCAACCTGGTCCGGCGGTTGGCAGCATTGCCGCCCACGGCGACGACGGACGCTATGCTGCAACTTCTGAAGCGGGTCGAGATCGGAGAGCAGACCATCCGATTGAGCCTGGACGGCAAGGTGCTGCCCGATCTTCCACTAGGCGATGATCAAAGACACCCGCATCCCATGGATCCCGTCTCGCGCCTTCGATCCCGCCTCAAGGACGGCGAGATGATCGTCGAGCAGGGCGGATTGCTGGTGCTCACTGTTCCCGTGCGTCCAATCCGGCGCGGCGGGATCACGGCGCTGGTCCATCCTGCCGACGGCAAGCCGGTCGGGCCGACCAAACCCGATCTTGCGCTCCTGAAGGCCATCGCGCGGGCGCATGGTTGGCTCGGTCAGATGGTGTCCGGGCGCGCTTCGACTTTCAGGGATGTCGCAAAGGCCGAAGGCATCGAAGAACGCTACGTCCGCCGTCTCATCCCGCTCGCGTTCCTGCCGCCGGCCATGCTCGCAGATGCACTTGCTGGCCATCAGTCTGCCTATCTGACCGTCGACCGCGTCGCCTCAGAAGGTGTTCCCCTCGCGTGGCAAAGTTCATCGGCTTGACTGTATGCGAACACTATCGGTCATTGGCTTGAGCCTTGGTCGTTGAAGGCGGCAGCTACTTGGGGAGACCGTGACGGATAAAGATCGATCATCAGACCCAGCCGCCGACCGCATCCCGCCGGGCCGTTTCTTCGGCCTTGGTAATCGCATGGTCACGGAGGGTGTAACGGTCGACGAAGCGCTCGAGCTGTACCTTGCTCAATACCCGGACGCGGACGCCAAGGCTGCACGCGCAGAGATGGAGTTGGAAGCCGCCACGATGTCGTCGACGGTTGAGATCTACGCGACGCTCGCTGGGATCGGCGCATTCTCCGAAGCCCGCAAGACAGATCCTGACGCCCGCTATGACGGGCCGCGCATCCCGATGTCGGAAGGTGAGTACATCCTGCTCACCTACGCCTCGAGCGGTGTCAGCCGGGTTATCCTGCGCCTCCCGGAGTGGAACAGGGAGGCTGCAGACCGTGCCGCCGCCGAACTGATCGCCCGTGACCTTGCGACGCTCGAGCCGGCCGCGACTGCCGAAGCCGCATGGTCGATCGTCGATGGTGCCCCGATGGCGCTGGTCGCCACGGAGTGGGGTCTCCTCCTCTACGAAACCCAGCCCCACGACGACTGGGCCATCTGCGAAACCGGTGTCCTGCGCCATCCGCCTCGCGGCTAGCTGTCTGGACAATCCCGGCGAAGAAAGCGGAGCTGACGCCACATGATTTGGAGGCGGCTCGTGGCTTCAAACAATCCTACCGCCCGTGAACTGGCCGACTTGCTTGGCGTCGCCATCGCCGCACTCGCGGAAGAGCTTGTGGAGCTCGGTGCTGCGGCGCCGCTGAAGAGCAAGAGCGCCCGCATCGCCAGGTCTCGCGCACTCGAATCACTGACCCGAGATGCGCATAGTTTGGCGGTTGCGCGTGATGTCCTGGAGCGCCGGCACCTAGTGTTTTGAGGCACCGGCGGATCAAAATCGGATCGGTTTACAACTTTCTTAGAGAGATTGTTCGCGAGCCGGGTCGAGCTGCTCTTGCACGCGCTGGATCGTGTGTCCGAGACTTTCCATAGACGCGGTGCTTCGGTGCTGGGTCTACGCGGCACACACCAGAACCCGTCTTCGGACGGCGGACGGACCGATCCCCGCGGCAAACAAATTGAGCACATCGCCAATCAAGCACCTCGCGCTCAGCGCGCGGGGTTCTGCGGCCGTGCTCAACGCATCACGGCCGTCCCAACAGGAGATAGGACCGTGTTTGCACGACTTCAAATCGTCTACCAGCCCGTCACGTCTGTCACGCCTTACGCCAGGAACGCGCGCACGCACTCGAAGAAGCAGGTTGAACAGATCGCCGCGTCGATGCGGAAGTTCGGCTGGACGAACCCGATCATCGTCGACGACCAGAACATGGTCATTGCCGGCCATGGACGGCTCGAGGCCGCCAAGCAGCTCGGGATGACCGAGGTGCCGACGGTGAAGCTCTCCGGCCTCACCCCAGAGCAAGTCAGGGCCTTGATCCTCACCGATAACCGGCTCGCGCAGCTCTCAGGCTGGGATGAGAAGACCCTTGCCTTAGAGCTGCAGGACCTGCTCGCGATGGATCTCGACTTCGACGTCGGGATTACGGGCTGGGATACCGGCCAGATCGACGTGATGATCGCCGCGCTGGAGCCGGAGGCCGAGAGCTCGCCGCTGGACGAGGTGCCCGAGCCGGAGGTCGGCCCGCC